ACATCCTGTTCCACACTACAGAAACATTTTCCGAATGTGGTATTCAATCTCATCAGTAATCTCCTCATCACAAAGCAATGGCCAGTGGAGCAGCACGGGCGCCAAGGGACATTATCTGTCCAGAGGCGCTCGTGATTGATCCTCCAAAACGGGTCATGGCTTTGTAATATTCAGGTGCCTTGCTGATAATTTTCGCTGCCGCATCCCTGTGTTTCCACAACCATCCTGCACTTGAACTAACCCAATGCGCCGCTGCAGTTAGAGCGGAGCTGTGATGTCCAGCATTGTGGTGCGTGACTTCAGTATGGGAAGGTAAAAGTAAGGAATGGTCGAGGTCAGGGTGTGGGGTATCAGCGAAGATACCGGCGTGGTAATTAGGCATCGAAGACGTAATAACAAAGTTCTTGTTAGAAATTTTGTGTTCTGTAAACCCAATCTCCCCATCGAACTCAACAATAGCACTAAAGCGTGCGACAATGTTGACTCGATTGCTGAAGAGAATACTGAGTCTGGTTTGGGAATTGCCTTGAAATTCCAAAGCCTGTCGCCTTTGCAATTCATATAAGGTACAACCAAATCCTTCGTTGCGAGCAGATCTCTCGGTTAGGGAAACAGTTTCATAAGCACTGGGTCCACCGATGGGTCCACCGGACGCGCCGTTTTCTTGCGTGTACGTGACCATGCCTTGAAGTTCATCGGCTCTGCCAATGTCCTCGAACGAGATACCAGCTGCCACTAAGCGGGCACCTGTTTCACACGTCACGAGTTTGTCAGTAGTCCATGTATTCCCACGGCGAGAGGCAATCTCAATACCGTAGTCACCTGTGACCTCATTGCCCACCTTAAAGAACTTAAGGGCAAGCTCATCCACGTTGGTGATTTCTGAAAAGACTTTCTCCAGGCCCACTTTAGACACGTGAGCTGGAAGAAATGAATCAGGAATAGGGACCGCCGGCGATGCAAATGGATTAGCCAAAGCTGCCAAATACACGCTTTGAGCGGCGTGCCCAGTGTTGATAAATTCAACTCCTTTGTTGGGGGTAGTTACGGCTCCCCCGGTCCTAGCATTATTCTTATTTTTTATGTTACTCATTTTAACACAAAAGCGATAGCTGTCTAATTGCAGCCATTAGATCTTTTTCAACAAGTTCTTCAAATTCAATTACGACTATGGGTTCGAGTGAAAAGGCTTCACAGTAGCTAAGAAGACTATCTTGTGAGTAACCACCAGGAAGAACTGGTACTTTCTCATACTCTCCTTGCTTCATCCAATAAGCTAAACCGCCTTGTAATTCCCCTTCTAGTCGTTCGTTTCCCTGACGACTCAGAACACTGTAAAAGGTTCCAACTAGAGGGCAATCTGCGTACAAGGATAGTCCGCAAAGTCCAACATCCCTAAGGTAGTTGTAATATTTTGCCACGCCTCTGGATGAAATGGCAATCATATCTTTGAATACACTTGTTGGCTTACGTACCATCATCCACCCTCGATCCAATCGAACGGGTTTCATCTGGCAAAATTCAATATGTTCAACACGGTACACGGGCTCTTCGGCAACCATGTTGAATCCATAAGCAACAAAGAACAAATCAAATCCATCAAGAAATCTTGGCAGTTCTGAAAGCTCCATTATTGCAACAGAATCATCCCCATTGTTGACTAACTTAAAATTTAACCCTAAGGTCTCTTTCCAATGCAACAACACAGATGTCATAAGAATCACGTTTCCAACAGAAGTGTTCATATCACCTGACATCCTGCCAGCTGTCTTATACTCGAAGTCGAAAATGTCTCCTTTACCCTTGCAAAAATTCACAAGTTGGCGTCTTAACAACCAATGTAACTCTGAATCACCTTTCCTGGTACTGCGGAAAAGGCGTCTGTAAACAGAATGTTCAAAGCTGAGAGCTTGTCTTGACACGTGTTGATCAAATCTACTGGCATCTAGCCCTACCGCTACCGGACAGGAAAAGGTTTCCCATTTCCTCACAATTTGATTAGCCATCGCAGGTAAAGTACAATGCTTGAATACTGTTTCTTCTCCCCATAATGTGTCTATACCCTTGTAAATGGCTAGTTCATTATATTTATTAATGTACTGGCCAAGAAGTATGTTGTACTTGTATGATCGGGGTGATATGATCCTAGGATCTTTATCCGAAGATGCGACAAGTTCCCATTTTATAAAAATGTTCACATGCCAATCTTTTGGTAATAGTTTTCCTTGGTCCAATAATTCTTGATAAGCTTGAGCGTAGGCCTGGTATTTACCTTTAGGTCTACTTTCA